CATGGGACATAATTATAGTCCTGAAGCAAGAAGAAGCTTCAAAGCGAGGCACAGGAAGAATATTGCAAAAGGTAGGTCTTCCGCAGCCTGGTGGGCAAACAAAGTCTTCTGGGCTGGTAAAGGCGGTAGCACAAAGCAACCACCAAAATCACAAAAACGAAAATTCGGAAAGTAATATGACACAACCACCAAAAGTAATAGATAGAAGAGTAGCATGGCTAGACGCTGTATCTGTAGATGTAGTTGAAGTACTTGCAAAACTAACACATAGAAAACTCAATGGTGCACAACTTACAGCACATGAAGAAAGTATGAGTGAGCTATGTAGTGGATATTTATATCTATTAAAACTTGCAAAAGAACACGGATTGTTTGATTCCGATGACCCATTTAATTTATTTGAAAAAGAGACCTTACATTGATAGAAATTAGCCGTTCAGATATAGTTTCAGACTATTTGATGAACTATGAAACAGACGAAAGATTTATCAAACTCCCTATTGAGGGATATTTAGACTTATTGGGTATAGAACCCAACACTTCACAAGCAGCATTAATCAATGCAATCAACAATACTAAATATCGTTTTGTTTGCGCAGCAGTTGCTCGTCGTCAAGGCAAAACATACATTTCAAACATAATCGGACAACTTATCTGTCTAGTACCTAATAGTCATGTATTACTCATGTCACCTAATTACTCTTTATCACAAATATCATTTGACTTACAGAGAAATCTCATAAAGCATTTTGATTTAGAAGTGACAAGAGATAATGCAAAAGACAAAGTAATAGAACTATCAAATCAATCAACAATTCGTATGGGTTCAATTAACCAAGTAGATTCTGTAGTTGGTAGAAGTTATGATTTAATTATATTTGATGAAGCAGCACTTACTGATGGCAGAGATGCTTTCAATGTAGCACTAAGACCTACACTAGATAAAGATAACTCAAAAGCTATATTTATATCTACTCCTCGTGGAAGAAATAATTATTTTGCAGAATTTTATTATCGTGGATACTCTGATGAGTTTCCTGAGTGGTGTAGTATAAAAGCAACTTGGCATGAAAATCCTCGTGTATCAGAAACAGATATTAAAGAAGCAAGAAAAACAATGTCAGAGGCTGAGTTTAATCAGGAGTATATGGCAGACTTTAATGTATTTGAAGGACAAATCTGGACATTTAATCATGAACAATGCACTGCAGAATTATCGGAGCTTGATACTCGTAAGATGGACGTTTTTGCTGGCCTTGATGTTGGTTATAAAGACCCAACAGCTTTTTGTGTTCTTGCTTATGATTGGGACGAAAAGAAATACTACTTATTAGACGAATATTTAGATAGTGAAAGAACCACAGAACAACACGCAGTACAAATACAAAAGTTAATAGAAAAATATAATATAGATTATATCTATATTGATTCAGCTGCACAACAAACAAGATACGACTTTGCACAAAACTATGATATTAGCACTATAAATGCAAAGAAATCTGTATTAGACGGAATAGGTCATGTTGCAGGTATAGTAGACAACGATTCTCTTGTAGTAAATCAAACTTGTAAACATGCCCTTACATCACTAGACCAGTATCAATGGGACCCAAACCCTAATTTAATGAAAGAGAGACCGAAACATGATATGTCATCTCATATGGCAGATGCTTTACGATATGCGTTGTATTCATTTGAAACTAGTGTCACCTCGTTTTAGATGTACCTGTTAAAAATTGTACTTGACATATGGTGTGGCTTTTTGGTATAATTCTAATTAAGAGTAGAAATATGAATTTAAAAAGAGATTTAGTTAAATATGTAAGAGATAAAGCTAAGTCGCAATATAAAAAAGCAAGTGCTTGTTACATTTGTGGCAGTACTGAACAGTTAGATTTTCATCATTTTTATGGACTCACCGAATTACTAGAAACTTGGTTAAAAGAGAAGAATATAATTATTGAAACGGAACAAGACATACTAGAACTTCGTGAATCCTTTATTGATGAAAATCGTGATAAATTATATGATTATACTGTAACTCTGTGTCACAATCATCATCTGAGACTTCACTCAATATATGGAAAGCGACCCAAACTGATAACAGCAGAGAAACAAAAGAATTGGGTCCAGATACAGAGAGATAAAGAATATGGCATGGTATGATAGATTTTTAGGAATACAGCGAGAAGATAAACTAAATCCCTCGCAGTACGTTATTTCTAGAAATGAGGGTATGACCGTTGACTCCAGAGAGCCAACAATAAGCTATAGAAATGCTTATGAACAATTAGAAATCGTAAACCGTGCTGTCAACATGATAGTTGACGATGTAGCAGAAATACCATATACAATAGGACAACAAAATCCAGTAACTAACAATATAGTAAAAAATATTAGAAGGTCAAAAGTAGACTTGCTAGTAAATAGAGAGCCAAACCCATTTCAAGATGTAAGTACATTTAAAAGAAATCTAATAATTGACTTACTAATTGATGGAAATATATTTGTATACTTTGACGGTGCTCATCTGTATCACTTACCAGCAGATAAAATGACAATTTATAGTGATACAAATACTTATATTGAAAAGTATGAGTTTGATAATAGTATTGAGTATGGCACAAATGAAATCATACATATAAAAGAGAACAGTTTTAATTCCATATATAGAGGAGTTCCAAGATTGAAACCTGCACTTAGAACAATGCAGCTTCTTATAAACATGAGAAACTTTCAGGATAACTTCTTTAAGAATGGAGCAGTACCAGGATTAGTACTAAAAAGTCCTAATACTCTTTCTGAAAAAATTAAAGAAAGAATGTTACAAGCCTGGATTGCAAGATACAACCCACAATCAGGAGGCAGAAGACCTTTATTTTTAGACGGTGGATTAGAAGTTGAAAACTTAACAGAAGTAAACTTTAGAAACTTAGATTTCCAAGACGGAATCAAAGCAAATGAAAAAATTATACTAGAAGCTATGGGAATACCTCCAGTACTTATGGACGGTGGCAACAATGCAAATATAAGACCTAACCATAGACTATATTACTTAGAAACTATACTACCTATAGTAAGAAAACTAGGAACAGCAATAGAAAGATTTTTTGGATTTGGAGTTGTTGAAGATGTTACAGGTATTCCTGCTCTTCAACCCGAACTCAGAGACCAAGCGTCCTATTATGCTACACTTGTAAACACAGGGATAATGAGCCCGAATGAAGCAAGAGAAGCATTGGGCAAAGAACCAGTAGATGGATTTGACGAGCCAAGAGTACCTGCAAATATAGCAGGTTCAGCCGTAAATCCAGAAGAAGGTGGCAGACCACCTGAAGAGGAAGAATAATGACAAAAAAATCAATGGCCTTAAAACAGATATCAGACTATATGGCAAAGAAAGGAAAAGTTCTTACACTTGCCGAATATAATGCTGAAACAGATACTCCTATTAGGAGTGCTATAGTTAAAAGAACATTTGGTGGTTCATGGGCAAGAATGGAGCAAATGTTACAAAAAAGCTATCCAGAATTATATGAACCTACACCAGCACCTGCCCCTAAAAAGACAGTTGCTAAAGCTAAAGTAGGAAAGAAAGATGGCAAATAAAATATATCATTGGACTAGTAATTTTAAAACTCTAGGAGAGTCAGAAGATGGAGGAGTAGAGATTAAAGGCTCAGCTAGTACCAGTGCACTTGATAGAGCTGGAGATATAATCAATTCAGATGCTTGGACAAAAGGAGGATTAGAAAACTTTAAAAATAATCCTATCATTTTGTTCAACCATGATTATAACAAGCCTATTGGTAGAGCAAAAGATTTACAAGTTACTGACAACGGTTTAGAGATATCAGCAAAGATATCCAAAGCTGCAGGTGAAGTAACTCAATTAATTAAAGACGGTGTCCTTGGGGCTTTTTCTGTTGGTTTCAAAGTCAAGGACGCTGATTACATGACAGAAACCGACGGATATAAAATAAAGGACGCAGAACTCTTTGAAGTGTCTGTAGTATCAGTACCTTGCAATCAAAACGCAACTTTTGGACTAGCAAAGTCATTTGATAATATGGAAGACTACAATAAGTATAAGCATACTTTTTATACGGCTAACTTAAACGATTCAGCAAACGCTGTTGAAGTTGAGCAGCCAAGTCAGGCGCAAGCCAAAGAAATGGAGACAAATATGTCAGAAATAAAACAATCTCCTGAGAGCAAACCTGAGTTTGACATTGAGTCATATGCTAAAGAAGCAGCTGAAAAAGCTGT